CTAAGAACCGTACGTGAGAGTTTCCCGCTCATACGGCTCAAGCATTTCTTCACCATTTCTGGCGGCAAATAGTGACGTTAGTTTCGTTTTTCTCTTCATGAAGTACTCACTGTCTATAAAAGGATTTTGAGAAATCTTCAACTTAGGGTGGCGGATGATATCTATCCTTCTTAAATTGATAAGGCTGTATTCATCCGTCATGAACAACCATCTCTTCCCATTCTTTTCATGCCAATATTTATTAAGTCTCCACCATTTATTTTTGTTGGGGTGCCGGTGTTTTGCCCATTGTTGCAGAAGGAGATAGAGTGTGTTATTGATGTAAGAAAAGGCTCGGCTTGCCACAACGTGTCTATGATAGTTGGTCCATCCTCGGATAACTTGATTAAGTCTTCGGATTAATTCCGATTGACTGCTTGCTTTTCCTTCTTTCAAAATGATTGTAGCACATTTCTTTGTCAGGGCTTTGATGGAATTCTTTGATGGTTTAACAATCAATTTTCCTTTGAACTTTCGAAATGTCCAGCCAAGAAAGTTAAAACCGTCGTCTATATGCGTGATCATGGTTTTCTCTTCCGATAGGGTGAGTCCCCGGACTTTAAGAAATTGGCTTACCATCTCTTTGAGTTCTTCCGCTATTTCTTTGGTGTTTGCAGTGATGATAAAGTCATCTGCATATCGCACTAGATTGACTTTTGTCTTAGCGCGATAGTGATTTTCTATGTTGCCCTTGGAATTTCGATGGTATTTGTCTTGAATCAGTTGTTCAAGACCATCTAATGTCATGTTGGCATATAGACTAGAGATGGCCCCTCCTTGGGGTGAACCTGTGTCGGTAGGAAATAGGTTGCCCTTGTATATGAACCCTGATCTTAGAAATTGCTTCATGACCCTTAGGTCCATCGGAATATTCTGTTGCAACCAGCTATGGTTGATGTTGTCAAAGCACCCTTTGATGTCTCCTTCTAATATCCATGTCGGAGAACATTGCCTCGCTAGTACACAAAATATCTGTTCACAGGCATCTTTAGCACTTCTCCCTTTGCGAAAACCAAAGGATATGGAGTCTCCTGTGGTTTCAGCTATAGGTTCGAGTGCCAGAGCGTAGAGTGTCTGCATAGCTCTGTCATACATAGTAGGGATTCCCAAGGGTCGTTTCTTGTTTTTGCCTTTCTTTTCAATAAACACTCGCCTGAGGGGTTTTGCTTTGTAGTGTTTGTCTGTAAGGGCCAATACAGCCTTCATCTTTGACGCTGCGGTTGACCAGAGTTTTTTGTCTACCCCAGAGGTGTTTTTCCCCTTATTTGATGTGACTTTTTTGACTGCATAGGCTTTGGCATAAAATGAGTGGGTGAGTAGATACTGTAAGCGTTTGACCTTGTTCTTGTCACCCTGCACTGTTGCCTTGGCAATTCTGGTTTGTAGCCTATTAACTTCATTTTGCACCTGTACCCAATCAATGGATTCCCATTGACGAGCAAGTGTGTTTCTGTCTTTTAGTCTCTCGGTTTTATCCGTCGTTGAATTACTAAAATTCATAAGTTTACCATCCGTTCCTGCCAAGAAATACCACAGGATAAGTCAGCACCCTTTCAGGTTAGGGCAAAGTTTGAACCCCTATCTTCTTTCGTTACAAAAGGAGCGTTTGCTTTTTATCCTTTTCTTCTGCCCTCTATGCCGTTTCTTTTCCTTGCGGTTGGATACCTCATTGTCGTGAGGAGCATGTAGGGTTTACCAAGTTCCGCATGATACATAATTGTGAAAGCCTTAGGAGCCACCTTTGAACCGGGAGTGCTTTATCCATTCGCATTGGTTTGCCAGTTCGCCGTTGCTCGACTCCTTACCTTTTGGTCGAAGCGTTTCAGCCTATTTCGCTTCCTCCAGCGTAACGATTCCTACAGTGATTCACTTTACGTTCTCCATAGCTTTCTTACTCTAGCAGTTATCCCAGATTTAGGCTTCTTGGACTTCCACATTGTCTTGTGAGCTGTCTAACCCAGACGTTACCATCCACGCTAGTCACAATAGAGTTACCCCGAATGGATGGGGTAGCCTTTCGGCAATATATCAAGCGACTTCTTGTCGCACCTGGTAACCCTAATCATTATGCAAACTCCACCAAAGCCCATATTCAAAGAGAAAAAGACCTCACAAGAAGTTCTTTCTGAACTTTCGTGAGGTCTGGCTTTTATGTTTAATTATATATCAGTTATCCTTATGTTATCCCGAAGCTCACGCACTGTTAACTCATTAAGCGTTTTAAACTCATCAAGTCCTTTTCTCATTTGCTCACACGCATCTACAAAGCCGTCGTAATTAACGCTTTTATTTTCTCCATACAGCTGCTTAGTTCTTTCATTAAACACGAGCAAGCAATTTTCCAGACGTGTATATATTTTATCGTAGTAATAAACCTCTAATTCTTTCATAATGAATTACCTCGCTTATACAGTCGTTTCCTGTTGCCTTCATTGGCATAAATATGTATAATTCAGTTGGGTATTACCCTATAGGGTAATTCTATAGGAAGCCAAGTGCTCTGGGGAGGGTAATTGGCTTCTTATTTATTTTTCTTTGGTGATTTCTAGTTTGTTCTTTCCATATCACACCCCCTCAAGAACATATATTTCCTTTATATTAGAACATATGTTCCTTTGTTGTTCAAGGGGTAATTTGTCGAATGCCTTTTATTCTATTGGATAAGCGAGAGAGGGCTTTGTGAGTTATTCAGGATCAGTTTCCTTACGGTCCTTAACTCGTGCCTGGATGGGCTTTTCGTCTAGGTTCAAAAAATAATCTTTTGCTTCCTCATATAATTTATTGGCTAGCTCAACAAACATCTTATTGGTAATAAATATCTTTACATACTTCGGCAGCAGTTGATAACCTCGCTCTACCACGAAGCCGAACTTTTCCTCACCGGTCTGCAACGCATACTCTTCAGCTTGCTTCTCTAACCTCAGCATCAGCGAGAGCAAAATTTTACCCGCTTTTGCCCTTCCCTGACTAAGCAAATAAATAATAAAAGCTGCCACAACAAGTAGCAGCCCCCAAAAATTCTGGACATAACCTAAGGCAGTTTCCATGGTTGATCCCCCTTTATAATCCTAATTTCGCAGTCGCTACCCGGTCACTCCCGGCATAGTAGTAATTCCCGTTGCCGTTTGTCCCCTGTACCCCAATCCAGTGCTTATTCACGGCTTGGATTTCATCTGCAAAGGCCTTATGGACCATCGGGCACTTGAGCTTAAAGCTGAGCAAAAGCGCAGCTCCTACATCCCCATCGGCGTAGATTACGAGGTTATCCACTTCATGATCTCCCTTCAAATCAGCAAATAACTTAGCCCAGGGGAACTTAGCCCCTGGGCAGTTTGGTCTGTTGACACTGTCAATTCTGTAATGACCTATAATATGGTCACTGTCCGTCTTTATTGCCGGATATTTAGTCAGCAGCTCCCGATGGAGCCATAACGTTGCCTGATACTGAGCTTCTGTCAGCCCGTCCCCCGGCCTTCCTTCGTGTTCAATGCCGATGGTATAGAAATTAGGGTTCGTTCCGTCATATAGGTTCCAATTCGGTTGGTTCACTATGCCGGCATGTCAGGCTGTGTTCTTATCTTCGACCAACTGCAATATGCGACCGTTTCTTAAGACAAGGTAATGTGCACTTGCTTGGGATTCAGGATTCTGCAACCAGTTTAGGCAGCCTGGATAATAGCCGGCAGTGATATGGTCCACAATGTCCAACGGCTTACGGCCATTGCGCCCGGATCTAAAGTTTGGTGTGCCTACCCATTCAATTTGTGGCATTTGATTTACTCTTCTTTCTGCTCGATGCGGTCAATCCTCTTGTGAGCCTGTTTAGATGACTCTTCAACTCGAGTAAGGCGTTCGCCCATGACATCCATGCGCTGCCCTTGTGCCCGCTGCTCTATCCGGATATCGTCTACCCCGCGTTTTAAATATTCCATGTCCATCCGGATTACTGTATCTATTTCTGCATCTTTTCTGACTTCGTTTTTAGCTTCCTTTGCCCTTGCCGACCAACCTAAGATGATTCCGGACAAAGTTGCTACAATCCCAATTAGGGCTGTGATAACTGTAAAGTCCAAAGGCTATCACCTCTTTCAAGCTTGTACATTATATGAATTACGCATCACTATTGTGATTAACCTATTTTGAAGCATAAAAAATACGCCCTATGTGGCGTTCTTGGCGTTGCGCAAAATGGGTCTATTATGCAACATCTGAGATTACATCCCCATACCTATCGGCAATCAAAATGGCGTCCGTATCAGCTTTATATGGCTGATAAATTGGGAATGAGAAGATTTGATTGTAGTAGGTCTTCGCAGCCTCTATACCTTGAGTTGTGTACTTTGTTTTAATACGATCAGCAAAATAAACAACCATCTTTATTCCTCCTTATATTGGTAATGTTAGTTGCCCAATTTGTAGTAGGGTAAAATCGAGCACTTCTTGAGTGGATGCTAATTGCGCCTGTAGGCCAGCAATTATAGAATCCTTTTCTTGCAGTTGGCCAAATAATTCTCGGACAGCCTCACTTTGAACCATTACACTATAGCCATTGATAGTTCTATCGGGATTTACTGAAGTTAAGGTTATATATTTTATTATGTGGTCATTTTCTTGCAGCATGTCGCTATCGCTAAGTGCATAATCGTATCCATCTGGTAGCTGCGTTGGTTCAGTCGAGGTTACCTGTGTTACGTACAGATCCAACTTTCTATACACTAAATACATAATGGACCTCCTCCCTATTTTTGAAAGAAAACTTTCCTTATAGTGGTATACAGTGTAGAATACGTGCTGTACGCTCTTCTAAATGCACTGAAAAAGAAACTACCTGAGAGATTTGATATATTCAAAGCATATACTTTATAGCCACTAGTAGATTCTACTTGAATATATCTTTCCCATAAAAACCAGTCACGTGTCGTAGCGAGGCCGAATTGAAACTCTAAATAGCTTGCCATGTTATTAGAATCGCCTATCTCAACTACCAACCATGTATAAGGCGTTACATCGATCATGAATGGAGTAATGATTTTACCAGCGACATCCTTACCATCACCTATAGCTGTCATTTTAATTCCTGAACTTAGGTACTCTACTTTAAACTTGGCTGGGTCGTAGGCCAATATTGGTTCGAGGTTACTATTATGCTCTGGTCCCATGTATATAGGATAATCCACATACCTAGCATAACTTTCATACGGGCTGTAATATTTAATTCCGCTTAATCCAAATATGCTTGTTCCATACTCTAAATTTCTTGGAGTAAAATTAGGGTCATCAGCAAAAAAACCATGCTCATCATTAGCCCACGCAGAGCCAAGATAAGCACCTCTTGGAGCAGAAAAATGTGCTCTACCTGCCATTGGAGCTGTAATTGCTAATCTTCTCCAACCACCATATTCTTCACTTCCACGAATTGGTATCTGCCCGTTTTGTATTCCAGTCCCTGTGCCTATTGTATAGCCCTGAAGAAGCTGCGCACCCGTACCTGTTCCATACTCACCCCCTTCACCCAAGAACTGAAAAACCAAACCAGTATAAACCAAGTGAACAATTTGTCCGGCTTTGATGTTACCAGATGATAAGGCACTCCCATTACCCTTGACAATGCTTTTTGCACCCAGGCCGTTAATATTTAGCGTACTGGCTCCTGTATTGGCATTGGTGAACTTGACCTTGACACTCAGTCCCTCCGATAATGATGTAATTCCTGTGATGGATGCCGTGTACGTATTTGTGCCAGACGCTGTGGCATAGCCGATATGCTGCTCTTTATCCGCCTCATGCGCAGCAAAATCATCTATTTTTTGTAATAATAATGGATGCAATTCTTCTTTCGTAATTTTTCCGGCCATTATTTCACCTTCCTTATAAAGTAAATCATCCCTCTTTATGTCGCATTAAGGGTCTATTACGCAGTGATAATCTCCTGAACTATTATGCGGCATCGAGAGCGTTAATCATACCGATGAGTTCCGTGTACTCATCCTCATTAAGTTCTCCGACAGCATAAAAGGTATTAGCCTTTCTCCGCAGAGATTCAGCGGTTTCGGTTCTTTTTTCTATAGCCTTTTTTAATAATTGATAGGCACTCATCTAAATTCCTCCTAAAGCATTAGTTCTAATAACGCAGTCTGATATTTTGTTTCCAATAAGGTTTCTTCTGTTATATCTTCTATGTTTGGGGTATCTGAAAAAACAAGAAAATTTCCTTCAACAATGTTTTGCTCTTCGATTAGGATTTTATCTTTATTCGCATCTAATATTTCCTGTCTATTTATTTGGTCTGTGTACTGTATCTTGGTAATCACTATTTCCCCTCCTTATGCCGAAGCGGTTGTCACTGGAATTGCGCAACATAATTTGAAATGTTTAACTGAAGAGGTCCCAGGGCCGGAATCCATCCATCCGTAAATAGCAATTGTATCCCCAGACACAAATTCTATATCTTCTGTAAAAGTTGTATATGATGATGAATTTTTTTGCCTTTCTGTACCAACAGCAATTCCGTTTTTATAAATTATAACATTCGCTGTGCCACTACCATATATTTGGGCGAAATCGAATTTAACCCTTACTATACCGGAAGCTCCATTTATTGTTCGTGCATAAATTTTTAATGGGGAGTTTCTACTACCTGTAGTACCTGTTTGCGAAGTATTTGCTCCACTATCATAAAAAGCGGCATCACCGGCTGTCATTACAGTTACATCTACGGCAGTTCCAGCCACACCTCCTATTGTGTTACCGGATAAAATCTTGCTGGCCAGCGCCGCCGCCAACTCTGCTGTAATCGTCCCGCCCGGACTATATCCTGCTGGGACTACCTTTGTTGGCTTTGCACTGCCCGTGATTTGTAGGGTTGCGGTCTGGGAGGAGTTACTTGGCATTGTTCCTGTTCTTTTAGTTTTTGGGTCGGTATTGTAGTAAGTATATCCATTCAAAACTTGTGCATCACCCGCATTCCCTGTGAGTTTCACCTCCCCCTTACCCTGTAATATAAAATTTGTGCCATCATACCGCAGGGTATAGATCCCACCTGATGCTAAATCCCCTGACGCTACAGCCATTCCATCAGGGTTCTTTATAGATTTCGCGCCCTTGCCATTCCAGTTTAGAGTGGCCGCGCCTGTGTTGGCCGCATGAATTTTAACCGCAATGGCCACTCCAGCCACCAAGGCAGGGAGAGCCGGAGTAGTAGAGGCTGTATAAGCATTCGCGCTCCCAGCAGTAACAGCGTAGGGTATCTGTTGCGTAAAATCCGCCAAATGTGTAGCAAATGTATCATACCCCGCCACTCCTCCAGGGATATCCTTTTTCATCTCATCAGCCATCTTCGACTCTGTCACAGTATCATTAGCCAGCACTGCCGCAGATATCGCTCCATCCGGACCGATAGGCACGTTCTTCCATACCTGAATAAATATTTCCGTTCCTATATTTACTCCTTCTGCCAATCGAACTGTCTTTGGGTCAATGATACTGTATCGCTCCGTGCTCAACACCGTGCTATTCTGGGCAACAGTCACCGTGTCTGTTTCCTTGACGAAGGTTTCCAAAGGTATTTCAAAATCAGTCTGATCTTGTTGAGCAGCCAGTACATATGAATAGGTTACCAGTTTGGGGATACCGGTAGCAGTAACCAGTTGAATCTGCTGATCGGTGTAGGCCTTGCTGATTTGTTCCGCTTCTCCAATCTGCTCTTCCAGAACAGCTAATCCAGCTGTGGCTTCATTCATTTCTTGCCCCAACTGGTTAAAATCTTCCTCGGTGACAATTTCACCATATTGCCAATTTGTCTTTGCCATTCTCACCCCTCCTTAACTCGAATGGATTGCGTTATGATCGTATCCGCGGTAATCGGTACATATACTTCATTTGAGCTGATGACAGTATCTGAACTATCCCTAAGCTCGATTAAAGAGACTATCGGAACCACACCATCAGGAACGACATATTGCATATTAACCAAGCCCTGCTCTGTCTCTTTGACTTTGAAGCTGGTGATTTCATAGCTCTTATTTAATACGACCTTGGCCACTTGACCATCTACATATCCCGCTACACTGGATAAAAACTCTGTGGATATCACTTAATAATCACCTCCGGACCTGCTGCAGCAAAGGGGGTAATCCCTAATCTCCATGTTGAGCCTAGTCGAGCGTGTCTCTCTAACGTACGGAAACCGATATGCTCTTCAAGAGAGATATGATCCCCCAAAGCGGTCAGCTGGTTATAGATCAAGTTTGCCGGTTTGATGGTCTTTATTGTCCTCTCAACCTCTTTAAAGAGGGCCGCATCTTCAATTGCTGTTTCTACAAAAAGAAGAAAGTCTTGAACACCCACACTAACAGTTGCTTTCTCCTCACCTACCAGAAAATCCAAACGGTCCTGAAGATAGCGAATGGTGAAGGGTGGCTTGGTTGAATACCGATTAATAATCCGTTTTTTCCGGAAGTCCAGCGTTTCAGTCGTGGGATCAGCCTGGATACCCAGCATTCTTTCCCGACGTTTTATCGCCTCGTAGCCCGAAGTGAGAACGAATTGGTCAGCGAATTGCTGATCCCTTGCGCCATCGAGAGACTGTATTTCGATATCCACCGTATCTGCTAGAACCTGAAAATCAAAGATGTTATCAAACAATTTGGGCCAATACTCTCTAATCGACTTACTCATTTATAACCACCGTCCCCAGGATTGGAATTTCTTCCTCGTCAAGCACGAGATTGGCCTCCATCCCATTAAGCTTTGTTCCAATCACATCTTCGACGCCTTGGATCGTAAGCATCCGGGCATCAATTTGTGCCGTCCGAACGATGATCTGGGTTTGCGCAGCCCAGGTTTTTCTTTGTTCTAAAAGATAGGCGTCTAAGACCGTTTCCACATCGGACTGAATCTGCCCGAGAGTTACGCCGGGCGCAAGTGTGAGCGTCGTTTCTACATCCACCGTGACCTTATCCACCCCGGTAATCGTCACAGTATGGCCGATAGGTGCCTGACCCAATCCCATACCCTGGTTTTCTTCCGGATCCATGGTGGACTGGACCTCATTCACTAATTCTGGAGATGGCTTAGTCCAGTCAGCAGCAATAATCGTGCATTTCACGGTCCCGCCGCCGGCCCAGGTTGGAAAGACTTTGCTTCCTCCGACACCATTAATAGCATTGATTTTCTGCCTATAATCTGCCATATTCCCGCCAAAAGCCGGTTCGTTAACCGTCTCATAATATCGGGCGAGCAGGGCTTCGTCTGTCTCCTCATCCTCACCTGGAACTATCACCTCGGTGAGTTCCGCCCTAGCCAGACCATTGACATAGGCGATAGGGAGCAAATCCCCAAACTGCTGATTGCCTGCTGTTCCAGCCGTTTCGCATTCAAGGACATACACGCCGGTACTGATCTGTTCAATAGTTGTATAATTCAGCCCACCGATACTGTAGCGGCTGCCTAGCGGAATGTTAAGAAGAGCACTATTGCTATCCAGAAATCCGCCGCGCCGCCAGGCTTTTGTAGCCACCTTCCGCTTGATTCCAAACTCAGCGACCCGGCGGGTTAAAAATTCCCCACAGGCCGTATCTGCGAAAGAAAGATTGTTGTTGACCTCTAACTCAGCATATGACTGAGCCAGCTCCGCCGCTGCCGGGGCCAAGGCATCGTAAATCAGGCTGCCCTCCCGCTTGTCGATGGTCACCGGCACCCGGGCGAGCATCCTGGCCAGAATCGCCTCATAGGTCTGATGTTCATACATTAACCACTCACCTCCTGAGTCATATCGAAGCTCCCGTAGGTGCTGACCACCGTAAACTCAATCAGCAGGCTATCCCCAGTAGCTGTGGTCTGCACATTCTCGACTCCTATGATCCGGTCATCCTGAGTCAATGCCTCCTGAAGCATCCTCGTGGCTTCAGACTTCATGAAAGTCGGATTCATGCCCATCAATTGACTTAACTCACAGCCATAATTCGGAGTATAGATCAAATGACGAAACCGCTGCGTCTGCAGAATTTTGGCAGCGGCTTGTTGCACAGATTCCAGTCCGTCCAGTCTCCCGGTGATGCGCTCTTTTTCCGGATCAATTCTCCATGTGAGGGAAGGCCGTTCGGCATATTGGATCGTCCCATGGGTAATTCTTCCACCAGTAGGTATCATAATGTTGTCACCACCTTATCTAAAATGACATAACGCTGCCCTCCCTGGACCTTAAGCATCAGGACCTTATCCCCTGGGGCAAGCCCGGAACGAATCACGATTTTGGAAGTTAAAGCTTCCGAAGTGTTACTCGCAGACCCATCGTCAGTGTATTGGTGCGTATGTTGCAAGTCCACTTCGTAATTTGTCATCCCCTCCGGCACAATTAAAAAATCCGCCGGCAGTGTAAAACGTTGATCGACTTTGACACTGAGCGGATTCACCGTTAAGATCTCGCCAAAAAGGATATTCACAGGGTTAGATGCATTGACAGCATCAGTTCCAGCAGCTTTGATCAAGTCTAATAAACTAGACATTTCATCACCTCCCTCAATTATCAAATGACCCTTAACTCAAGACTCATGGTATGGTCCACTCCATCAAAGCGGTGAGTGCATTCATCGACCAGAAAGGGTTGATTAATCCCATACTCTGCTATTTGAATTCGTACATAACGGCCACCCTGGACTCGAATGTCGCCCAGTGCTTCAATCTTAAGGAATCTCGTCTCGCGATTCTTAATCGCAGATAAATTTGTGAGCATTTCATTGATTTGGGCATAGTTCATGTTTTCGTCTACGGATTGATAAAGTTGTAGTACCCCCCACTTGGCTATGTTGACACTGTCATGCGCCTCGTAAATTTCCCGCTTGCCTGTTTCTTGATTGTCCTTATATAGTTTGATGACATTATAGGTGTCAGAGTCAATAGAAACCCTATGACTGAAGTCTGTCATGAGGCTGTAGTCGCCAATGATAAAATCCAAGAGAAAATCTTCGATATTCCGAACTGACAAGGCTCCGAAATCGTCGAAGAAGACATAGTTCTTGCCGGTGTTGATCAGAGTGAGGTCCAGAGCTTTGCAGATGATGTCCATCAGCTTCTGGTTGTCTTCATGTAGACTGGGGATCAAATAACCGGTATCATCAATCCGCCCTAGGTTTAAATTAAAGTCCGCAGCAATCTTCTGAACAACTTCGGAGGCTTTTATATTGGTCCATACACAAGTATCGCTGGCCATGAGGTAGCGCAACTGGTCATAACAGGTGATATTAACCGTCTCACTGCTTCCACTATCAATCGAGAAGATATATCCATAAAAGACATTCGTTCCATCCTGCATCTGCACATGGACAATATCCCCGTTGGAGTATTTGAACAAGGGCTCCTGATCAAATGCAGTCTTAATGAGTGTAAAGTCCAGGCTACCCGCTTTACCCATCCGACTCGTTTTCCAGCTCACATCGGCGACAATCCGAGAGATATCCCAAACGTTTCCGTCTTTATTATCTAAGACTACTTTCAGCATAACTTTAATTCTCCTTATGGCAGTTTTAGCACCCGACCGATCTGCAGGCGCTTAATTTCAGCATCCGTAATGCTATTCAGCTGCTGTATTTCCGGCCAGCGAGCGCCGTTGCCCAAGTGCTTTTGAGCTACAGCCCATAAGGTATCCCCTGCCACCAAAGTATACGTTTTAATCTGCTGTGTCTCGTTTGGTCTGGAGGGTGTCGGAGTCGGCACGGCTGTGGAGGCGCCTCTATCGATGATCATATCTTCTGTGACCCTTGTGGCTGCATACGAGATATACCTCTTCAATTTAATGGAGTATTCGATATCCCCTGCGCCGCCGGCAACCTCTTTCCAATCAAAGCTTTCGATGCTGGCTAAGGTGTTGATATCAACGCGATCTGAGATAAAAATAAAACGGATGGGTTGTTTAGACTCCATCCACCTGATGATAATCCGGACATATTCTATCGGCTGCAGGATGACTTGCGCTGTCACAAAGGGATAAAACTGGGCTGGAAAGATACTGCTAAATCCGTATTCCATGAGCTGAGGATGTTTAATGATGTTAATCTCACCCAAGGATACGATTTCTTGGGTTTGGTTGTTACCGGATTTGCTTATTTCAATGCTTCCTGGCATAACTGGGAGCTGGAAGGCTTCATCCTCACTAACACTGAGTCTAATGCTGTAGGACATTTTGGAATCACCTGCCTTTCCATGGCATTATTTTATGACTTATCCATACACAGCTGATGTCGATGATGCGATATCTCTCTCCAACATGGTCTTAATCCGGGATACAATGGTATCCGCATCACTTCCGTTGCGGATGTCTCCTGTGGTCACAGATACCGTCGGAGTGAGCGTTACGAAGTTCTGGATGTTCTTCATTTCGGCTAACTCGCGCATAATTTTCAGATCTTCACTGGAGATATCTACGGTGTTATTGATTTTGCCGACTTCGCCGACTCTGTCGATGTTGGGGATGCCCTCTTCTTCCCCTCCTGCGGCTATTGCTCCAATATCGTTGTTAAGTCCGAACATATTTGTTAAATCAAACTTTTTACTGAGGTCGTCTCCCCATTTATATCCGGACTTAAAAGCCTCTCCATAATCTTTTTGCTCAAATCGCATTAGGTTCACAACATCCGCTTCACTCTCCAGGTCATCACGCTCGCTCTTCAGCTTGTCTAATATCCCCTCCATGCCTGATGTGATATCTATATGCATCCCAGGTATTCTATTGATGAGATTTTCAATGCCCTTAGCGATGTTAACCATATCCTCAAGTGCATTGATTGACAGATCGTAAAAGAGTTTTTTAACAGCATAAATCGGGTCTTTCCATACATTTGCAAAGAATTCAACTATAGATAAGACTATGTTTGCGAATTTGGCGAATCGGTTATAAATGAACCCAAATAGAACGCCGAATAAGCCCGCAATCAGCCCAGTCGCAGAAATGCTGGTACCTGCAAAATGGTTAACTGCTGCTACTGCGAGATAGAAAACCGCAATCAATATTATAATCGCTCCGATAATCCATGTGATAGGGCATAAGGCTATGGCTGCATTCAGCCCCTCCTGGGCTATTATTAATCCGATTATTGCTAGCGTTTCCGCCGATGAGGCTGCGGCATGTGCAATCTTAAGAACAATATCTTTAGCTGTATTTGCCATACTTATAAGCGATTTACTGTTATATATGATCAATGCACCAATTATCATCCACAATAACGGTACCACCATACCCCAATTCTGCAGTATTCCGGTCCCTAGCCCTAATGCGATACTTGCCAGATTCGACACCAATTTTGAAACTATCAAAATAGCAACACTCAGTCCATTAAAGAAAGCCTGCATTCGTCCATCTTCAAACATCTGGTTCATCAAATCGAACAGCGGCGTCAGTGCCATAACTGAATTTTCGCCTGCTTTCGCCATGTTAAAATTAAAGTTACTTACGACTCGTTGCCACTTTATCGCCGGGCGGTCCAGCAACTTTTCAAAAGCTTCCTGAGTCATGTTTTGCTGGTTTAATAATTCGTCCATCCCTTTAATAAATTCATCGATATTTCCTTTAAGTCCAGCCTGCCGCACCTCACTGCCTTCAAGCATTGCCCCGCTCATGTTAAAGCGGTCAGCCATTGATGTATAGTTGCCTGACATCAATTCTTTCATTGAAGAAGCGGCCCCTTCTAATCCTTCAGTTGGATTTAGCATAGAGAGCCGCATCGCTAAGCCATTAAGCTGCTCCAATTTGCTTGGGTCTATGGTATTGGACATGAAAGACATTGTTCCTGAAAGTGAAGCATCCACATCTTGTCCTAATGCTAAAGCTTGCTTTGTAATTCGATGATAAATCGCCTCACCTAGAGGCTCACTCCCGGCCTTTGCACTAAAAGTATCTATGATCTGCTGTTGTTTCATTGCCGCACCTATTGTTGGCTCACCAATTACTTTTGCAGCGTGGATTAAATTATCTGCAACATTAGATATTTTATTAAACATACCCAATGCGGAACTAATCGTTGCCACATTACCACCTCCTTTTGAGTTCTTAGCTAAGACAAAGTTTTCGACGCAATTGCTATTCCTTTTGGACTTAGCCCCCTCATCTTTTTTTCCTTGTTTTCGCCATCTCTTGCTTTTCTTTTTTGATGCGAACATCAATCATGGCATAAATAGCCGCCTTTTCATTACGAGGCAATCTCATAAATGCACCAGGCGAAATATGAAGCTCATGGAGGGCGTAGTAAGCATAATTCCACTCAGCATTGCCCTCCTCAATTAGTTTTTTGCTTCTTCGACCAAATCGTTCATGCTCTTGTCATAACCGTTGATTTCACTGACAATAGTCGAAACGGTAGCATATTCACCATCCTTCATTTTTGCTTTCATGGCTTTTAAAAGATTTTCAGCTCCGAGCACACCCCAGCTTTGCTGAAGCTCCTGTGATTTGAAGTCAGGAAATATAGTTGTTTCAATAATCAGTTTAGCCACGAATGCATCCTGATCTGTTTCAACAACCCGCTGGCCTTTATGGAAGCTTGTCTTGCGACAGCTCTTCCTAATCTCATCACCAGTGGCGGCTGAAATAGCTTTAAATTTCATAGCCTTTTCCTTCCCGCCAAGACTTACTTTGCGTTCAATAATTTCCGCATCTTCAAAACTGTCCATTAAAAAATCCTGTAAATCACTCATAATTCTTTATTCCTCCCAAATTTCATCAAATACTAAGAAAACATATTGCAACGGTAATGGAAAGGAGACCAGCATTTTATCTGATCTCCTCAAAAGCGAAGTTAGCGATGCGTCTCACGGCATGATATAACCTCAAAAAGTGCTTTTATACCGTCACAGGCCGACTAAACTGATCCAGCATATCAATATCCTCGAAAGTAAAGGGCATCTCCTCTTCCAACGGATCATCCGAAGTGATATCAAAGGAAGTTGCTACTATGCTGTCCAAATTGCAGCCTTTAAGCACAACTGTCTGTTTCCCTACACCAGAGGCTGGGTCCTCGTTGACGATTTGAAGGTCAAAATAGAAGTCCCGCCCGGTTTTCACATATTCAATCATCAACTGCCTGAACAGGCTCGTAAAATAATAGATCGTCAAGGTCCCACTGCCGGCCCAGCCGGCAGCTTTCTTTCCCACATTCGTCCTGCCCAGAATAGGGACATCCGCTTTATTCTTTTCAATGGTAGCCTCAATGGATTTAGCATAAAATAGCTCTTCCACCCGACCATTGATCGTAGCAAAAGCTTTGGCCTGCTTGCCGCTAACTGCGTCTTCCGATCTTAAATATGCCATCTTATCTCACCTTCACTTTCTATTTAATCCGTACAAGAACATAAATCTTTTCAATGCTATCTACCGGCCATGCGTAAGCCTCAATATAGACCGCATCCACATCATTACCGGCTTGAACTGTTATATCCGATTGAGCATCAAAGTTCTGAATTGCATCAATACCCTGTAAGGTGTTCATGTAGTTAATACACTCTGATTTCAACAGGTTCCGTCCATCCGCATTATTGGATACTTTGCCAATATAGAACTTTGAAAAAATCCGGACAAAATCATTGTTGATTCCATCCAGGACCCTGATCACTCGGTTCTTGGCGAGCTGCTTCCCTTTATCCACCGTGAAGCTGGTCAGGGTGTTAATATCCTGCTCCACCAGCGCCTGGTTGTCATTCGCGGTAAATAAGAATTCCCCTGCCCGCAACGCCGCAACGATCTGGGCATTGGTATACCGGGGAGCTACATCGACTGCATCGTCGTAGGCCTGATAGGTGAGCGATTCATTTACTTGTGCCCCCGCAGTTGCACTGGCCACCCACGCTGTCGCTTGAGCTGCTGTCAGGGTAGTTCCATTAGAGAGTACTACGCCGTTTTTAACACTAATCACACCCTCATAATCAGCAGCAGGGTAATTTTCAAGAACGACCTGGATCTTTTTCCCTTCGTCGTCCCGGAGCCGTTTGGCAAAGGCCGTGAAGGTTGCCTTGAGCGTATCATCTGTGCTAGGCAGCGCAATCGTGTTAAAGTCGAAAATCTCCACAGCAGCCAGATAATCGACATAGGCCTGATTCGTCACGGTTCCATCAGACCCGTTCACTAGTGGAGCACCTGCTGTTTCTGTTAGGGTGCCGGTACCAGAAAAAGTGACCCAATCATTTGCGGTAAGACCGTCAATATCGGACACGGTTTGCTTGTCGATCTCGGCTCCGTCCACTAAGGTGGATACATCAAACTTTGTCTCATCATCGATATTTTCCTGAATAACAATGGTAATATCGTTACCACGGACTCCGCCCCACTTGGCCGATACCGTCAAGTTTCCTACTGTTGCCGTTGCCTTCGTGCCAACGTTCAGTCGATAGAGAAGTAGTTTCCTGGCACGTTTCAAAGCCTCATTGATCAAGAGTAATTTAGAATCCTTGATGGGATACCCCAGTTTCGTAAATACATCCTCGCCAGCTTCGATGGTTATAATTTTATTGGGCTCGCCCCAGCTTAGAATTAATGGGATCGATGTAATCCCTCGTTCGCCCAAAGTCTTTCCTACCTGGGGCTCAGATTTAAAATTGATATACACGCCAGGTCTCACCTTGTTTTGATTTGTAAATGTGCCTGCTGCCATTTTTATTTAGCCTCCTTTGTTAAAAAATCACCAAGAATTGAGATAGCTTCATTCTTGGTATAGTTGACGCCATCCCTCAGCAAAGCCTTTAATACGTCTCTTTGTGCCGTGAATTGCTTTGATTGCAGGATCTGCGACTTTGAATATACTTTTTCAACAGGTTTATCTTTCTTAGCCACGAATAAATCCCTCCTGTTCCATCGTCTGCATCAGTGGATCGAGTGTCGTCTCTTTTATGATCTGAAAGTTGTAATCAACAAAAAAATGCAGCACTCCGTCGATAATTTCATGTCGCATTTTCGCACCTTGTATTAGTCCATCATCCCCGCCTATCACCGGGATCAGCTCCATTTTTTCGTACAGCTGCTCAGCTATGCCGTGCATCTCCTCATTTTGCCGATTTTCTTCGCCCTCATCCACTGCTGCCGGAAAGTAGTGAATATCGAAAGAGTGGTTCCGTTGATATCGCTGGCTGATGAGCTGATCCTGAGACACCTGGAAAAGCTTCACAAAAAAATAAGGTTTATCAGGACCTTGCGGAATCTCTTCGCCATAAGTAGAGATGCCGGAGAAATGCTGATGTAATAGTGTTATAACACTATCCCGTACCCCATTAACTGTAATAGCGCTCATCGGATCACTCCTTCTTTGACGACTGGCCATTCTTGACTTGTTCCATCTCCTGCATAGAAGTGGTCATCATAAATCTGCCTTCCACCCAGCCATTTTTTTCCGACATGCATCCCGGTAGAGCCGTAGTTCCCCCGATAGGCCGGCATCACCTCCTTATTAAACTTGATTGCGCCTTTGTCTTCGGCAAAACGATTCTCCTCGCAATAGACGGGTACCCAGTGTGCCCAACTGTACTCCACGAAGGAAGCTTGAAGCTTCGCAATCTCTGCCTTTAACCCCTCTGCATACTGCTTTTTGTTCATAAGAATCATCCTTTCATGATTACTTTTTGCCCGGTCGTGTCCGGTGGAGTCCTGTTGTTTTGCGCCGACAGTACCGAAGCGGCAAAAATAAATATAAAGAAAGCACCTACCAATAACTTGGTAAATGCTTTAAATATCCTCGGTTCGCAATCTTACCCTATAATCTTCACAACTGCATCACTGTCTAAAGCATAGTCAAAGCGGCTAGTCTATATTTCACCTAGCCGCCCGAGAGGAGAATTGTCGAAAGGGGCACTCCTATAAATAATGAAAGTTGCCCATTTCTGGACGCCTTTCACTGATACCATAATACTACGGAAATGGTGCTAAATACTTCGCAAATTCTACGTTTATATCAATCGCATCCTTAAAGCAAACTTTCTGATTATCCTTCTTTTGTCTCCATAGTACTTTGTTTGCCCTATGTGCAGCTCACTGATGATCCCAAAGTCTGTATAGCAACTCTTAAAATATTTCATCTCGACTAATTTTGTTTCCTCTTCCGACAACTCTTCCAAGACATCCTCGATACACTTCACAACATCTTTCATTCTGCTAACTCTCTGCTCATTAGCGATAATCCTCGCTACTTCATCATGCGTTGGGTCGCTTATCTGATTCTGTGAGAATCTCCCTGTTGGGTCTTTACCAAGCCCCGATTTAGCACCTGTATACAGCAACTCTTTATCGTATTCCTCAATAAGTTTTTTGTATGTCCGATAATTCCTAAGCTCTGCTTCGACATATTGATTAATATGCCTTTCAATTTTTTCTTCCAACGCTACTCAACTCCTCTTTTCTACGCATGCTTACTCCAAACACTCTGGACACATCATATATCCACCGGCGTGTGTCACTGTCGAGTAGGAGTTTACCAATAAATTCAGATTGTGATATACTGACATCAGAGATTATTTTTATTCCGCCCGTTAAGTCTGCCAGGACTTCGGGCCTTTTTCTTTTGTTCTGCTTCATTAGGCTTGCTTTTTTGGGACTAAGCTAATGGATATCGTAAATAGTTCTTGTACCATTTGATCTCGATCAGTCATGACTTTATTGTCCCTCCCCTTACCAATATCTCGGCCCACTTGTTTTTAGGAAGCTTGTCCAACTTTCAAGTACGATAAGCCGCGATTAGCTTAAGGCACTTCAAAGCAAGGTATTCTTCTACGATGATTTTTCGTTTACCGTTTAGCATTTGATTGATAGCTCCGGTTGAAATCTTAGCTTTCTCGGCTAAAAAAACCTGAGTAACACCCTTGTTTTCTAGATACTGCTTAATATTTTCGCCTACCATATCCTCACCCCCTAACACTTCATATTTTATGAACCTACAACACTATCTTACTTCACATATCATGAATAATCAACGTCTCTTATTCATGCTTTATGAATGTTTATCTTGATTAAGGTCATAATTACAAGTATAATTAACACAAAGGGGTGGTTATTAATGGAATCAGTTAAGTTAAGGGTAGCTGAAAACTTACGCAAATATCGCGAAAGAAGAGGTATAACCCAGAAACAATTAGCCAACCATTTAGGAGTAAGAGATAACACGATATCATCGTGGGAGAAGGGGACCAACTCTATCGACATATCTACTCTTCTGAATATTTGCAACTTCTTAGAGATTAGCCTGGATGATATCTATGGAATAAGTGACAAAAAAATATCCCCCGTTGAGTTAACGGAGGATGAACTGGCTCTTTTATCAAGTTTTCGTAAGCTGTCGCATGATAACAGAATGAAAGTCCTCGGAATAGTCGAACTAAAAGCATCTGAAGATGCCTAAAGAATGCTTAGAAGGCGAAAACATCGGAAAACGAAAAAAGAGGCTTCCCGCAAGTTCAGTGAACTCATGAGAAACCTCTAATTCTCATCCATACTCAACAAGGGTATGGATATCTTTTTACTTAATTATGTTACGCTTTTGGGTTTCTTAAGCCTACATCATACCGCCCATTCCACCCATGCCGCCCATACCAGCCATAGCAGCCGCAGCACCATTATCCTTAGATGGAATATCGGAAACTATGCATTCGGTAGTAAGGAGCATAGCAGCGATGGAAGCTGCATTCTGCAGAGCAGAACGTGTAACCTTAGCAGGGTCAACGATACCGGCAGCAATCATATCTTCATATGCTTCGGTCAGAGCATTGAATCCTACCCCACGACCACCATTGCGGACCTTTTCAACAACGATGGAGCCTTCAAATCCTGCATTATTAGCAATTTGACGGAGAGGCTCTTCCAAAGCACGGCATACGATAGCTACACCGGTCTTTTCGTCTCCAGTCAGTTGGAGGCTGTCGAGAACCTGGGCAGCATCCACTAAAGCGCAACCACCACCGGCTACGATACCTTCTTCAACGGCTGCGCGGGTTGCAGCTAAAGCATCTTCGATGCGGAGTTTCTTTTCTTTCATTTCAACTTCTGTTGCAGCGCCTACTTGAATTACAGCAACACCGCCGGCTAATTTAGCCAAACGTTCTTGAAGTTTTTCGCGATCGAAATCAGAAGTCGTTTCGTCGATTTGCTTTTTAATGGCTTCCACACGGCTCTTAATATCATCTTGAGAGCCGGATCCTTCTACAATGGTGGTTTCTTCTTTAGTTACTCGAATTTGACGAGCACGGCCCAGCATATCAATCGTAGTGTTTTCCAGCTTTAAGCCAAGATCTTCGGTAATGACGGTACCACCGGTGAGAATCGCGATATCTTCCAGCATTGCCTTACGGCGATCACCGAAGCCAGGAGCTTTTACGGCAACGCAGGTAAAGGTTCCGCGAAGTTTGTTCAGAATGAGAGTAGCCAAAGCTTCACCTTCGATATCTTCGGCAATAATCAGAAGTTGACGGCCGGCTTGAACGACTTTTTCAAGAACGGGGAGGATGTCAGCGATAGCGCCAATCTTTTTATCGGTAATTAAGATGTAAGGGTCATTTAAAACAGCTTCCATCTTATCGGTATCAGTAATCATATACGCAGAGAGATAGCCCCGGTCAAATTGCATACCTTCTACAACTTTAAGCTCGGTGGTCATTCCTTTAGCTTCTTCTACGGTGATTACGCCGTCTTTTCCGACCTTTTCCATAGCATCAGAAATCAGAACGCCGATGTTATCATCGCCAGCGGAGATAGAAGCTACTTGAGCGATGGATTCTTTGCTTTCAATGGGCTTAGCATTGGTTTTAATATCATTGACAACAGATTCAACAGCCTGCTCAATGCCCCGTTTGATACCCATAGGATTAGCACCGGCAGCCACGTTCTTTAAACCCTCACGAATAATCGCTTGAGCCAATACGGTTGCAGTGGTGGTTCCATCCCCTGCTACATCATTGGTTTTGGTTGCAACCTCTTTAACAAGTTGAGCACCCATATTCTCAAATGGATCTTCCAGTTCAATTTCCCGTGCAATGGTTACACCGTCATTGGTGATCAAAGGCGCGCCGAATTTTTTGTCCAAAACCACGTTACGACCTTTAGGTCCGAGAGTTACCCGGACAGATTCAGCCAAAGCATTAACACCACGCTCTAGTGCACGGCGAGCTTCTTCATTGAAAACGATTTGTTTTGCCAC